TACGTGCTGCGGATCGTCGGGACGCGGTGGGCTATGCCGGAGTACATGGTCAGCGGTGACGCGAGCAACGCCAACTACGCATCGGCCCTGGTGGCAGAATCCCCGTTCGTCAAGGCGAGGGAGGCGGATCAGGCGTTCTACGCGCGGGAACTGGAGGCGTTGCTGTGGAAGGTGCTGCGACTGCAACACGACAGGGGGCTCCTGTCGGCCCGCCCGTGGCCGGAGGTCGAAGCACTGGTGGAAATCACCTGCCAGAAGCCGAGCGTGGCCAGCAGGAACGCTAGGGAGTTGGCGGAGGTGTCGCAGATCCAATTGGGGATGGGAGTCGTCTCCAAGCGGACAGCAGCCCGCCAGCAGGGCTTGGACTGGGTAGAGGAACAACGCAACCGAGCGGAAGAGGGACCTAGCCAAGTGTCTGCCCCGTCGATCATGCCGGTCAGGGAGGCGGAGGACTCGTACAGCCCGCCCGAAGCCGCGAGGAACAATGCCAGGCGGGTGCTGAAGTGGCGTGACGAGCACGGCGACGCAGTGGCTGGCATGACTCAGGTAGGATGGACGCGGGCGAACCAGCTTGCATCCGGGGAGAATCTGTCACGCGAGACCGTCGGCAGAATGGCGGCGTTCGCACGTCACCGGAAAAACGCCGACGTGGCTCCCGAGTTCGAAGACGAGCCGTGGCGGGATGCCGGTCATGTCGCGTGGCTGGGCTGGGGCGGGACCAGTGGCGTTGACTGGGCGGCGGGGATTGTGGGCAATGTCTCTGAGTCGTGCGACTGTTCGGGCTGCGGTTCGCCGGAGAACGCTGGCACTCTGCAGGCGGCAATCGTCGCGGCATTGGAGAGCGTCCGGACGCTGCCAGAGGCTCGGGCGATCTTGGAGGGATTGCAGCAGTGAGCGAACTGGCAAACCGGATGGGTGTGGAGTCCGATTTCTCAAAGCGACTCTCCCGCCTGTCATCGAGGCAACGCAGGGAACTGCGGGAACTGCTGGGGAATCCTCCCGACGTGCGGAACGTCTCGGAAGCCGATTGGAATCGCTGGGAGGAAGAGCGACGGCGGGAACTGGCGTTGATCCTGCTGGCGATCATTCTCGCGTCGTTGAACCAGCACGTCGGGGAACTGCTGCCAGCCGGTCAACAGCCGAGCGACGCAACCCGGACGCAGGCATACCGGCAGGCACTGATCAGGGCGCAGGCGATCGCGGCAGAGTCGGCACGTTCTTCGATGCAATCGGCGAAAGAGGTTGTCACGGCATCGGGTGACCTGATCCGCACAGGCACAGCGGCAGACGTGGAGAGCGTGCTGGTGTCTGCGATTGGGCCGGACCGGGACGCAGTGACTGCGGCGACTACCACGACTCTCGCACAGACCGAAGGCACCAACGCTACCGCGATCGTGCTGGAGCCTGCAGGGTACAGCCTCGTAACGCGATGGGTGACTGAGCGGGACAATCGTGTCTGCCCTGTCTGTCGGCCACTCAATGGCAAGGTACCTGATCTGTGGGGGCTGGTGCTGGATAACCTCGTGGCTCCTGGTGGCGTGCGGGCAAGTGCTGAAGTGGTGAAGAACGGCGGACCGCCAGCACATCCCAACTGCCGGTGTTATTTGCGGACGCAGGCGGAACCAGCAGCCCGCAAGATTCGCGTCCCATGACCCTAGTAAAAGTTTTAACTAGGGTTGCGTTTTGTATGAAACCCCTATTTTGTTGGGACAGATATTGCGGCTGAGTCGTGGCCCGTGACAATCGGGGTATGAGACTCACCGAACAGACGACGATCGCTCCCCGACGTGTCGACCGCGATGCCGGTTTGATCGAGGGAGTGCGTATCCTCGGGCAGGACTCACGCAACGGCAGGCGATACAGCCCGCGAGCGATGGCGGAGGCTGCCCGGCTGTACGAGGGCGCTCCCGTCAATGTGGATCATCCCGCGACCGAGCGAAAAGATCGGCCACTCGCTGAGGCGTTCGGCTGGATTCGCAATGTCCGGCTGGAATCGGGCGCGGTGTTTGGTGACCTGCACTACCTCAAGAGTCATCCGCAGGCCGAGCTTGTCGCAGAGGCAGCAGAGCGCAACCCGAACCGTATCGGCCTGTCACATCACGCGGAGGGAACCGTTCGCATGGATGGCCAGCGGGTGATTGTGGAGACGGTCGAGCGGGTTCATTCGATTGATCTTGTCCAGACTCCCGCCACCAATGCGGGGCTTTTCGAAAGCGAGCAACGCATGACGATTCGTGAGGCGGCGATGGCTGCCGGTGAGGAGAAGGTTCTCACGGCTGAGGGGATGGGCGAATATGCCGATCTGCCGGTCAAAGAGAACGAAGACTACTTCGCGGCGATGGTGTCTGCCGTCCTGTCAGGGGCCGGTGACCGTGCTTCAAAGATGAAGAAGATTGACGCCATTCTGAAGGCGCAAGAGGCGTTGCAGGCGGAGGACGCTGTTCCCGCCGCTGACGCGATGGCCGAGCCTGAAATGGAAATCGAGATGGAGGGCATGAAAAAGGCGGTGGCCGAATCACTCGCCCCGATCATGTCGAGATTCGAAGCCCTCGCCGAAGCCGTGCAGGCGGTCAAGGCCGATCACGATGCCCGAAAGCTGCTGGAGTCGACTGGCCGAGACGTGACTCCTGAGCGTGTCGCGGCATTGCTGGCTGTCGAGGCTGGCAAGCGATCAGCGTTGCTCGAATCGTGGCCAGTGATGCAGCGTGCCGGGCGTCCCTCTGTGTCTCCCCCGGCTGCTGCTGCCGTGTCGTATCCCAGTGATTCCCGGCAGTTTATCGCTGCCATTCGTTCCAACTGACAGGAGGCCGCAATGGCGGTTCGTACCGATGGATTGCCGGAGTTGCTGCGACTCCGGAACCAGTTCACGATTCAAGACGATTTTCTCCGCGACGTTGACTCAGCGGACTGGGTGACCACTCTCACCGATTCGGGTACTGCCAGTGTCGGCGATGCGGCTGGCGGGATTCTCGCCCTCGTGCCGTCTGATGGCACTGTGGCGGACAACGACGAGGCCTATGTCGAATCGGCGAATGAGGTGTTCAAGTTCGCGGCGGACAAGCCGTTGCTCTTCGAAGCCCGCGTTCAGTTCACCGAAGCAAACACCGATGACGCGAACATCCTCGTCGGTCTGTTGGATGCGGTGGGGGCGAACTCGCTGCAGGACAACGGGGCCGGCCCTCCCGCATCGTACAGCGGTGCGGTGTTCTGCAAGGTCGACGGCGGGACTGTCTGGCAGACTGAGACCAGCAACAGCACGACCCAGACCACGAATGAGCTTGTCGCCACCAACACCAACAACCTCGCCAAAAAGGCTGTCACGGCTGGCGGCAGTGCTTACCAGGTGCTGCGGATCGAATACATGCCGTATTCGGCTACCAATGCCTACGTTTCGTTCTTCGTGGATGGCGTGCTGTGCGCTCAACACGATTACATCTTCACATCGGCCACCGAGATGCAGATCGGGATCGGCGTGAAGAATGGTGGAGCAAACAATGAGTTGCTCAATGTCGATTATGTCGTTTGCAGTCAGGAGCGCTAAGCAATGGTGAATGTCACTCAACTCCGGCGTCTCTTCGAGGCTGCCCAACGCGATGGTCAGATTGATCGGTTCAATACCGATCTTGCTGAGGGACTGCGGAAGAAGGAGATCCGGTTCTCGGACTTCTCGATTCGCAAGCTGTTCGAGAACTTCGTGCCTGATGGGCGAGAACTCGCGGGGCTCTATGCTCCCGGCGAGAACGGTTCGCAGGAACTGCGCGAAACCGCTTCCGTTGTGGCTTCCAGCCAGTTCGCCAAGATCAGCGGACAACTGCTCTACAACGCGGTCATGGAGGCGTACGAGCAGGAAGCCTTCGTGTTTACCGGGATCATTCCCGTTGTCAACACGCAGTTCAACGGCGAGCGTATTCCCGGCATCAGCGGCATCGGTGACGAAGCCCTGATCGTGGACGAAGGCCAGCCGTACCCGAAGGCTGGCGTTTCGCAGACCTACATCGACACCCCGACCACGACCAAGCGCGGCTTGATTGTGGAGGTCACGAAAGAAGCGATCTTCTTCGATCGTACCGGGGTACTGGAGGATCGGTGCCGGCGCGTCGGTGAAGCCCTCGGCTTGAACAAGGAAAAGCGGGCGATCGATTGCGTGATCGATGAAAACGTCACCGATCACCGTTACCGCTGGCGGGACACCACGATTGCGACCTATGGAGACAACTCCGGCAGTCACACGTGGGACAACCTCGCGGGGTCAAACGGGTTGGTCGACTGGACCGACATTGACGCGGCGGAGCAGTTGTTCTCGGGGATGCTTGATCCTGAGACCGGCGAGCCGATCCTGTTGAATCCGTCTCACCTGATCTGTACTCGGCAGCTGCTCTACACTGCCCGCCGGATCATCAATGCGACGGAGATCACTGTCGCGACTCCCGGGTATGCCACGACTGGCAATCCCACGGAGACGCGGACAAGCAACCCGATCACGAACTACACCATCGTGAGCACGAATCAGCTGGCGGCCCGTATGGGAACCGATACCAGTTGGTACCTGGGCGATCCTCGGCGAGCGTTCAGGTACATGCAGAACTGGCCCCTCACCGTCGTGCAGGCTCCCGCCAACAACGAAGCGGAGTTCACGCAAGACGTCGTGATGCGGTTCAAGGCGTCGGAGCGCGGGGCCTTCGCGACCATCGAACCCCGCGCGATGGTGAAGTGCACTGCCTGATGATGACGGCGTGAGGCCGACACAATACGCCCCCGTCGGCCACAAGCTGGCGGGGGTTCTTTTTTGGAGCATTGAGCGTGGCGAAGCAGCATAAGGAAAAGGCGGTCGAGCCTGTCGAGAGCGTGGAAACCGTGGCAGTGTTGGAGGAGTCTCCCCAAGGCGTCCAGTTGCCTCGCTGGAGGCTCCGGCCTATCGGTACGCAGGAATGGCGGACCGTTGAGGCGGAGAACGTGGAGGACGCGATCAGGGCGTTTAACGGCAGCGGCAACGGCGGGACTGTGTTCACCCGGAAGAAGCTGGAAATTGAGGCAGCCTAATGGCGACCGACGCCGAGCAAATCGCGACGATCCGCAGCAACCTGTTGGCGGCGTTGGCGACCGAATCCGCGAACCCGAAGCCGAGCTACAACATCGACGGTCAGCAGGTTGACTGGAACGGTTACAGGAACGCGATCCTCCAGCAGATCATGACGCTCAACAATCTGCAGGCGGCGGCGGTCGGGGCGTTTGAGGAGATCGGCGAGGCGACCACATGACGTTAGACATCGACGGGGACTACACCCTCTGGGACAACGGCGAGACTGTCACGCTGAGACAGATTCGCCCCGATGGTGCTACGTCGGTGACGATCGATAACGCGGTGGGCGGTGTGGTCAACAGGCAGCGTCTCAATGCGGCAGGAATCGACGTCGTGGGGGACGAGAAGGGATTCAGTCTCAATGCAACGCAGGCGGGCTCCCGTGGTGTCCAGGTGGATGACATCATCATCGATGCAAGCAATGTCCGCTGGCGGGTGTTGAGCACGAGCCAAGCGACCTTGGATACTCGCTGGACGGTCATCTGTCGGAGGCAAGTTTGATGCCTGCCGAACTGACCACGATTCTGGAGACCGTGCAGACGCAGGTGCAGGCGTTGGACCTGCCGGGGATTCCTCGTGCGAATGTCGTGGTTTGCCAGTCTGCTGCCGTTGAGATCGCCCGCCTGCCATCGGAGCGGATGCCCGCTGTGATTATCAGCCCATTCGGAGCGGAGGCGATCACGGCTGCCAGCAACGTCCGCGACGACGTTACCTATCCTGTTTTGGTGGCCCTCGTGGCATCTCTAAGGATCGATGCAGAGGAGCCGACGGACAAGCAGCGACTGGGACTTGATCAGCGGATGTCGTGGCGGCAGACGGTCCGCAAGGCGTTCTCTAATCAGCGGCTGGACTCTACACGCGGTTACAACATGTCGCTCCAGCCCTTGGCAATCGTCGATCAAACGGCGTTTGCCCGTGATCTGTTCGTCTCGGGGTTCGTGCTGAGGATCACGAATCGGGAGGGCCGGACGTGAGCATGTTGCCGAGTCTGGGGGCACTGATTAACGTGGTGTTGCAGGCTGCAGACGACGCGGCGAAAGACACGTACACACAGGCTCTTGACGATGCGATTGGATTGATTCAGAACTGGGAGCGGGAGATGTACCTCGGCCAGTTTGGGCCGGATGGCACGGCATGGGCCCCCCTGTCTCCGGTGACGATCGCCCGTAAGGAGCACAGCGCGATCCTCGTTGACACCGGGCGGATGTTCGAGTCACTCACGACGCCGAACGGAACGCAAGATACGATCTGGATCACGGGGCCGAACTGGCTGACATTCGGAACGGACGTTGAATATGCGCACTTCCACCAGACGGGGACAAAGCGAATGCCAGCCCGTCCACATGTCGGACTGAACGAAGCAACTGTCACGCAGATTAGCCAACGGTTGGCCGATGCGGTGGCGTCACGAATCAACCAGGGGATAAGCTGATGGCTGATGCGAGCATGGGACACCAGTCCCGTCTGTCGATGGCGGCGGCGGGAACGGCGATTGGATCATACACCGAGTCGTACGAGTTCATCGGCGAGAGTCTGCGGAAACAGCAGGAGATCGTGGAGACCTCGGGCATCCGGGGAACTCGATCATTGCCGATTGAGCGGACTCGGGACGGGATCTATCGGGTGAGCGGTGGGATTCAGTTTCACGCTACGCCGTCGATGCTGGACCTGATCCTCCCCCGGATCATGGGAGCCAATGAAGCGACCGACGTTTTCGCGTTCGCGGAGACCCTGCAGACGTTTGACGTGCTGTTGGATCGCGTGGCGAAGCGGTTCGTCTATGGTGGCTGCAAGATCGGGAGGGCGGTGTTCCGTGCGGCTGCTGGCGGGCCTCTGGAATTGGATGTGGATATCCTCGGGAAAACGGAGACAGTCTCCGCCACATCATTCCCGACGATTTCCGCCCCGACTGACCCGCCCTATGTGTGGTCCGATGCGGTCTGCACGATCGAGGGAACAACCCGCACTGTGACACAATGGGAGCTGACCATTGATAACCGGTTGAATGCCCGATTCGCGAATTCACAGAGCGCGACTGACATTCACACGGAGGGCCGGGACGTTACTCTCTCGCTCACGGTGCCGTATACCTCGGATGAGGTCGACTTGTACGGGATCAACACCGGCGGGGCGAGTGCTGCAACCTTCGTGCTGACGAACGGCAATCGATCGATTACATTTGCAGTGGCGGCATTCATGGTGCCGGATGCTTCCCCGGTTGTCGGTGGTCCCGGGGAGATCCTCCTTACGCTGTCGGGATCGGCCCGCAGCAGCGGAGCAACGAAGGAACTCGTTATCACCAGCGACAGCACAGCATAAGGCGACACGATGCCGAGCCCATACATTCCCGATGGCTACACGCGAGAGACGACCATTCCCGCGTGCGATCTGTGGGACGAGATCAACGTAACCTATCGCCCGATGGCTGCTGCCGACTTTGCCGAGTACCTTGCCAAGTCAAAGGGACTCGACGAAGCGGGCTGGAGTCGGTTGGTCTGCGATCTGATCGCGGGCAAGCTGGTCGCGTGGAACATCACCGGCCCGTCTGGAGAATCGGTTCCCGTTTCTGCGGACAGCGTGAAGCGGCTGGTCAATCCCCTCGTGCTGAGGCTGTGGACGATCCTTTGTGGTGCGATGGAGTCGGGGGACACCGCAAAAAACTAGCGGAGGGGGTGCGGCTGACAATCCTGCACCCCGAAGTTGCACACCGAGACTGTCAGGACTGTGAGGCGTTCGTGTACGACGAGAAGACGGGGGAAAAGTTGATGCGGGCAGGCGAGCCGATGCGCCGGCCCGTGGGCAATCTCCCGCCGTGTCGTACCAGGGCGAACGGTTGCCAGAAGGGAACGCCCGAGAAATCACGAGCCCTCACCGATCAGAACTGGCAGGCATATCAGCACTACAGTGAGTGCCGAGCCGTGGGGATCTTCCCCGATGACGCAATCGTCAGGCGGAATGCGGCGGTAATTCGACAGGCGAGCGACTCGGCAGAGATGGAACTGGCGTTGCGTGTCGCGGGACCTGTTGGCGCATTGATCGGAGGGCGTGGCCGTGGCTAGTGTCTCGTCCGATGTGGTGATCAATGTCCGGATGGAGTTTGCATCGGCAGCAGACGCACGCAAGGCAGCGGAAGCATCCATTGCCGTCACCAAGGCGATCGAGGCAGCACAACTCGCCAGCATCAACAAGATTCGCGAGGCACAGCGACACCATGTTGACCAGCAACTCGCAGACATCAAACGGGTTGAGGCCGCACATCTCGACAGCCTGAGACGAGTGGAAGCGGCCTACGCGGCGTTCTACCGGCGGGCGAGGGGCGGAGGGGGTGCAGGCGGTGGCGGTGGGGGCGGGGGTGGTATGCTGCTACCTGGGGCCGGTGGCGGTGGCGGCGGGTTAATGCTTGCGGGGCGTGGCCGTGGTCAAATAGTGGAAGTGCAGGCATTTGCCCGTGAAATAAAACAGTCCGCATTTACCACTAATGAGGTCTTGAAGCATATAAAAGAGGCGTTTGAATCTGGAAAGCAAGACAATAGATCGGCCCGTATAGCAACCGGAGGCGATACAACCGGGAAAGGCTTCTTCGGCGGTGGTGCGGAAAACAAGTTTCTCTCCATCGCATCGGCCACGATTACGGCGTTCAATGCGCCCAAGGTGGTTCTGGGTGGCGTATCCGAACTGATCCGCGATCTTGCGGCAGGTGGGGAGGAATCTTTCGCCAAGCCCGGGCGGGAGTTCTACGGGGCTATCAGTGAGGTCATGCCACGTGGCGGGATGATCGAGCAGGGTCTCCGGTCGGGGCTGGCTGGTCCACTCGGCCCCCTGTTGGTCAACATGATTCGCGACGTTGGGGAGCAGGAACTCCGCAACCAAGAGGCGGCGAAGAACACCCCACGAGCACGGGAAGAGCGATTCAGCACGACGCAGCAAGCCCGGCTGGACAACGAGCGACAACTCAATCAGATCATCCTTGAGCGGACCAAAGCCGAGCGTGATTTGATCGAGGAGACCCGCAAGAGGATCGATGCGGCCCGCGAAGAATTCGGCCTGATGGACGTTCGCGAGAAGCAAGCTACGCTGGACATCGCGAAGAAGATCGCAGGGCCGGGCGGAGTTGGGCAACTCACCAGCGAGGAACTCAAGTTTGCCCGTGGGAATGTGGCATTCCGTGGGATCATCTCCGAGCAGGCACAAGCCGGGGCCGATGCCGCAGGGTTCGCGGAGATCGTCAAGCTGCTGGGACTCGATCGGAAAATTGCCGAAGCAGAGGCGAAGATTTCAGCCGAGATCAAGCAGACGATCAGCGTTGATCTTGACCCGTCACGGTTGGCGGATGCGTTGGAGGAACGGATTGCACCTCTCGTAAAAGAGCTTGAGGAGATCACGATCAACCGCATCAGGGCGCAAATGAACGCACAGGCGAATGAGGCAGCCCAACTACGACGGGCGGGGGTGGCTCCATGATCCTACGCTACGGCAGCTACTCGCACGCAGACAACGAGGTGACTATCTCGATCAGTCAGCGGCCTACGTTCAACGAGATCGGCCTACGATCGGGTTACGTTGCCTCATGGTCGATTCAGGGGATTCTCCAAGGCAGCACGGTGGCAGAGGTCACGACCGCGATCACAGCCCTTGAATCGGCGTATGGGGCCGATGGGTTGGATCTGGTGCTGTACGATTCGGATGGCGTGACTGTGCGGCATGCGATGCGAAACACCGGCAGCCGGACCGGTGTGCGGATCTTGGACCTGTCATACCCGCAGGGTGACGGCGCGGAATACGTCACGTTCAGGACATACACGATTCAGGCTGAGGCGGAATACAATCAGGACCTGGGAGTCTACTCGTCTTCCGAGACGTTCACTTTCGGCGGTGGTGGTCAGCAAAAGGTAGTCATCCCGACTCTGTACGGTCCTCCCGTGGAACAACTCGTCAGGCAGCAGACGGCCTATACCTGCCAGCAGCAGGGGCAATCGATCGGCGTGAGCACATGGCCGACAGTCCCTCCCCCGGCGTTTCCCTCGGCTGAGCATCGCGACAGGCGGCGGATCACGTACAGCACGCCGAGCAAGATCGGGCGGTACGGAAATCAGATGTACGCTGTGTCGTGGGCCTACGAGTTCGAGTCTCCCTCCCTTCTCTTCCGATACCCCAACGGGTGATAAATGGCGACACGACGATGGACAGGGGCGGCACTGCCCGTGGCCCAAAAAGAAACGATCACGATCGGCGGAACGTGGGTGGCGGCAGACACGCTGACAGTCACCTGCAATGGTCGCTCAATCGTGTTGACGATCGGGACAACGGTCACCACAACGCAGATCGCGACCGAACTAGCGGCAGCCCTCGGGAGCACGTCAACGGCCCTTGGCACAGGGTACAGCGTGACGGAACGCGGTCCGAATATCGCGGAGTTCCGGGACTTTGTTTCCGGTGAGACAGCACCAGAGGCCAGCAGTTCGACCGTTATTCTGATCGGTCGAACCAAGGGCCAGCCCTATACGATCACAGTCAGCAAGTCGAGCACGTCCGGGACCGTCTCGACTGCAACGACCATCGCGGCGAGTGGCCCGAACCATTTCAGCACGGCTGCGAACTGGAGCGGATCGACTGTTCCCGTGGACTCGGACGACATCGTTTTCGATGGGGGGAATGTCGATTGCTTGTATGGGCTGGCACAATCGTCTGTGTCGCCAGCATCGATCACGATCACGATGGGATACACCGGTCGCATCGGCCTTCCGGACACAAACGTCGATGACGCGGCCTATCCGTATAACGAGTACCGGGACAAGTATCTTGCCCTCGGCACATCGTCAGACAGCGTGACGCAGGCTCTGACAATCGGCGGTGGGGAAGGGCAGGGATCGAGCCGGATCAAGATCGATAGCGGTTCGGGCCAGTGTCAATTGGTCGTGCTGAACTCGGGAGTCTCGGAACTGCAGGGCGTCCCGGCGATTCTCTGGAAAGGCACGCACGTCAGCAACACGGCGACAATCTCGAAAGGCAATGTCGGCATCGCATACTTCGCCGGTGAGACTGCGGCAATCATGACGACCAAGCTGGGATTCCGCACAAATCAAACAGCGGACTCGTCGTTGTTCATCGGGTCCGGAGTGACGCTGACGACCGTGGAGCAGACCGGCGGCACCCTCACGACGAACGGGGCAGTAACGACCATGACGCTATCCGGCGGATCATGGCGGCACCTGTCTGGCGTGGCTGTCACGGTGACGATCACCGGCGGTTATTGCTCCTACGAGAGCACGGGCACACTGACTACGTTGACGCTGGCAGGCGGGGAACTCGATTTCCGTGCGAACCAGCGAGGCCGGACGATCACGAATGCCGACATGTTCGCGGGGGCGTCTTTCCGGGATCCTGCCGGGACTGTGACGTTCACGAATGGGATCGACCTCAACAGGACGAACCTGCAGGGCGTCACGTTGGAAATCCCGAACAATAAGCGGATCACCTTGGGCAGCGTGTCGTGAATCACAGCTACGCTACCTATCCCGGCGTGGAGAATGTCCTCGGGGCATCGTATACCCTCACGCATGGCATTACGCCGAGCGTGGTCAGTTTCCAGATCACCCCGCAGACAGCGACGATTGCGGCGGTTGGGGATGTGGTGTTTTACCACGGGACAACCACACTGACGATCAGGGACTGCCGGGCAGATCAAGCGTCAATGGTCCGCAGCACAGACGGGACGTTGGTCAGTTTCTCCGCGTTGGATCGTCGCTGGCGTTGGCGATTCGGCGAGGTCTACGGGCATTACAACCAGCGTGACGCCGATGGGTTGATCGTCACTGCGACCGAGAAGACCCCGCAGCAACTCGCGCAACTGCTGCTGTCTGCGATGGGGGAAACTGCCGTAGGTGTGACCGACATTCCGAACAACGCGCGGCCGGAATGCGAGTGGGTGGCCGAGAATCCCGCCGAGGCGTTGGCCGATCTGATCGAGCCATTCGGAATGGTGGTCGTCCTGCAGATTGACGGAACCGTAGCACTGAGACAGCAGGGCGTGGGGGCAGCCCTCCCGGCGAATACGTTCCTGATCGAGCAGGAGGTTTCGAGCAACCCCCCGGAGATACCTGCAACGATTCGCGTGTTGGGCGGACCGAACCGGTACCAGAAACGATTGCAGCTAGAGGCGGTGGGATATGATCTTGATGGATCAATCAAGGCCATCGATCAACTGTCATATAAACCCGCGACAGGCTGGGAGCAGGAAACGCAGTTTTTCGCAGGCATAGAGGGAGGCGACGCACGAAAACTCGCCTTGCGTGATGTGTTCAGGCTCTATCGTATTCGAGACATGAACAGCACTGTGCCCATTCCAATCGTGCAGGTACCGGGGCCGTCATCGTCCCAGACATTGCAGGTTGGTGGAGTGACCGTTGGACCTGGTGGCAATCCAGCAGCACCCGCAGCAGCAGCAGCGCAGCCCGGAGGAGTTCAATACCTCGTACAATATCTCCGCGAGATCCTGCCGTTAGAAAAAGGGCTTGTGCAAACAAGCACCGATCCGAATGGCATTCGCCGTCGCAAGCCGGAAGCAGTCTATGGCAGCTACTATGTTGGCAACATCAGTTTGGAAGCCCCTCGAAACAGCGAAAAAAACAACGTCAAGCAGTGGCAATATCCGGGGCAGTTTCAGATTGAGCATGAACTCGGCTTAGTTCGGTTCGACGAGCAAGTTGTCAGATGGGACACAAATACCAGAACATTCAAGCCCGCAATCATTGAGCTTGAATGTTCGTTCCAAGTACGGAATCCAGATACTGGGGCACCAATGCGGTGGTCTTATACGATGGCAACAGGAGCGACGGCGGGATATGGCGTTGAGGTTGTCAGGCGGGAAGAATTGGTCTGGGAACGCTACACGCCATATCCGAACCAGAACGCTGGACAATGGACCGAAAAGACATACGAGGCTGAACTCAACACTCTGAGTCAGTATTACTCGGCAGGTCGTCTCGCGCAATACGTGACGCAATCAGGGGCCTCGGGCAAGTATGTGGGCTTGCAGTCGATCAACCCAGACGGGGCCATTCAACAGGTCACCTGGGAGATCGGCGGGGGTGGTTGCTTCACTTCAGCCAGCAGGCTCTACGAGCCGTCGCCATACGTCCCGCCCTATAAAGAGCGGCGGGTCAACGACATGCTGAGGAAGCAACGGCGAGCGGAACGAGACCAGCGAGGGAAACGGCCATGATGGGACTGATCGGAGGGGCGGCGGATGTAAATCAGGACTACTGGGTGATTCGGAATGATAGCGGAGAAGAAATTCCGGCGTATGCGTGCGTTCGCATTACAGGCATGTTTGTCCCATTCTCGACCAGCGATGGAACATCGAGTTATCAGGGCGTAGCGAATATGGGATTTACTGTTGCGAAGCCCAACACCTACGGGGCTCAATATCGCCACATGTTCAATGGTCCGCGAGCCATACCAATCGGCAAGACCGGGCAGGGGATTTTCGGAAAGGTCATGCTTGGGGCCTATGCTGGGTCGGCACCAACTGTCGGGTCATCTATTGGACCAATCGACGGATCATGGTTGCTTCAGCAGGACAGCGCGGGGTTTACCGTGCTGGATACTGTCACAGACTCTTTATCGAGTGCCTCGGCCAACGTCTGCAAGATAATCCAGTCTCCCGCAACCTTCCTTCGCGGCACTGCTGATGTGGCTCTTGGAAGCGGCGGCGCATCGTCTGGACAGGTTACGATTGTCGGATCAACACAAAAGGTCACCGGGATTTACAGCGCGGCGGGGACTGCCATCGCAGCGAATACAGGTTGTCACCTGCACTGGCTGTCTGGATCGTGGTACGTCTCGAAGTTTGACTAGTCCGCGCAGTACCCGCCCGAAGGCGGCAGGCCCGGCGTACTGCCCCAGCGAGCACGCAAGACAGGTTGACCGCTGCCCGCCTGCACCCCCTGGGGCACAGGTGGCACGGCATAGGCTGAGAGGGCGAGACCGAGAGCGATTCCGGCGAGGATGGCGAGGCGGGTCATCACTTCGCCCCCTTGCGTGGCCTGCCACATCCCCGGCGTTTCTGCAGCCGTGCGACCTCGGCGGCGGTGAACTGCCAGTCCCTGCCGACTTTGCGGCCTATGCCGGTGGACTTGGCCAGGTGTTGCACTTGGCGGGGGGTGATGTTCAATCGAAGGGCGACTTCGGGGACTAGCATTGCGTGGGCTCCTGAGAGGGGTTAGGTTCGATGTCTGAAATGTTCCACTCCTTACGTCTGCGTCTCATTAGGTCAGTGTATTTTGCGTAGGCTGTAGTCTTGGTTGGACTAAACCCGAGCCATCTGCACCAATAGTCGTTGCGCAATATTGTCTTGGCAATCTTTCTCCAGCTAGGTGCCTTGCCGAGCGATTCGAGCTTTTTGTCTGCCTCACATGGAATGCCGTTTTCGTAACCACGGATTGACCACCACTTCAGGTACACGGCGATCTTGTTGCGATAGTGTTCTGCGGTTTTGGGAGGCATCGAAGTCAGCAGGAATTTAACATACGTTTTCCACGTGTGGCCAGCGGGGCACACCAAACTGCTGTTGCCGAGAATGTTGCCGCTCTCACTGGCATACAATGCGCCTGTGTTTGCTCCTGCTACGCGGGCAACCATCTTTGCCCACATCTCAGGTTCAATCACCTGGTACAGCCAAAGCCCTTTTCGTTGCGTGTCGCCGAACGGTTCACATATTCGCATCTGGTGTATGGTCAATCCAGCCTGATGCATTCTGGAGTACAGCGGGTTTTGTGGCGTTCCACTTTTTGCCGCATACGTCCAGATGTCCTCGGTCTTCCAGTCGTAGATTGGATACACATTCCAGCAATCGTCAATGACATTTGTGGTGAATGACTTGCCGTCAATCATTGGCTTGTTTCTTGCGATTGTGCGAAACCTATTCAGGCTCTCCTGTGTTCTTATGCCAACAAAGCATGCGGTACGCTCTCCTCTTGCGTACCACTGGCCAAACAGTGGAACAAACTCCTCAAACATCATGTTGGGTTTGTAGAAGTCGAAAAACCCACTGTCTGCTATTGATATGTCCTCCTTGTCCCTGACCCACTGCTTTCCATGCTCCCAGCAAATCCACTCCGGTTCGTGCTGAGAGCATCCATTCCATGTTGTCATCGGGATCGATACCCAGTATGGATCAATCCATTGTGCGTAATCATCGAACATCTTGCGAGCATGCTTGATGGTCATTGAGAATTGACACTCCCAGTCAATGAACAAGACGCCGATCCGTTTGTTTCTTCGCTTTGCCTCATCCATCACAAGGTGCATCATTGCGGTCGAGTCTTTTCCGGCACTGAATGAACAGTAGATCCTCTGAAATGAATCGAACGTCCATTCAATGCGTTCAATGGCTGCCTGAAGCACGTTTTTTCCGATGAGCCTTTTAGGCATCGAACATCCTCTTTTGTCGGTTCTTCTTTTGGATAGACTTCCATTCGTCGATGACTTCATCGGCAATCCTGTTTGCCAAGTCCCGTTGATGATCAGTCAGTAATCCCCAAGCGATCCTTGTAATTGATTCTGGAACTCCGACGGCGTAGCAGCATGCGGCCTGCCCAAGCCAGCTTCGATTGTTTGGAGGTTCTCGCAAGTTAGCATTGCAGGCGTTCTTCCAATACATGGAAACGCTTCTCATTGCCATTGCGAGCCGGTGTTGATCCCTGAGCAAGGATACTGCTGAAGACACACTGGAAGGTGAATCCGACTTGTCGGCATACATGCCAGCCTTCCAGTCTTCCCATTCCGTGTATGGCAGAATGTTACTCGTCATCGATTTGCTCCTCAATCACATCGCATTCCCACGCATCAGAGAACTCTCTGTCCAAGAACAGATCGGCAAGGCCGGTGACTTGCGTCAGCCTTAAAACCTCATCCGGCTCCATCCCCAGTTCTCTGCCAATCTTTTCATCTGACCACCTTCTCCTCTTAAGTTCGACGACGATTTCCGACATGGCATCAACTCTATGTTTCCCCCTGGCCCTGTTGTGCCTGATTGTGGCAGCCATTCTGTCGGATTTGTCTTCTCGCCCAGCGTTGATCGACACAATTGGCAGATACCCATGCACTCTGGACCTGACATCTTCGCATTCCTTCCCGACGCGGTGCCGGTGGAATCCATCCACGACCTCATGGACTCCGGAATTCATCCACGAAACAATGGGTTGGGTATATCCATCAGAAGTAATTGAAATCCTCAACAGCTCCATTTCTGGAGGTGCAACAGTGTTTGGGTTGTAATCGTTTGCGCAGACTGATGCGTTTTTGGCCCACAGCACAAGATCGACTGGCTCAGATGCAAATGGGCCAGCAGCGTGAATTTCTGTGCGAGCAGAGTTGATCTGTTCAATCTGCTTCTCGACCGGAAGCAACGAGAGCATATTGCACCATTGCCGAATCAGAGATTCCATCGACTCTGCTTTGCCATCTCGGAACTCAATTACCTTTTGCATGGCATCAACTCCAGAGGTCAGAGGGGTTGGCCCCCCCGCGATGTGCAGGGGGGCGTGGTCGGGGATGGTTACTGCGGGCGACGCACACCGACATACAGATAGATCGTGTCGATAATGCGATCGGTCCACGTGTAAGCGGCCTTGATTTGTCGCTTGGTGGCACCTCGCATGCCCTCGGTGCCCTCCAGTCGGGTGTCATCGATGTACTGCACCGCGTCGGCGGCCAATTCTCGCAGCGTGTCGTGGTCGTCTCGGCCCACATACTTGCTGGGGCTGTAGTCCACAGCCGCACTAATGCAGAGCTGGGCAATCCACTCGATCCGCTCGGCGGTGGCCATCTTGGCAAAGCGGGCGTCTTCGAAGGCCTTCATTTCGGACTCTTGAGTTTTTGTCAGTCGCATGTCTCGTGTCTCCCGGGGTTGGTGTCAGTCACGACGTGTGTCTGATGAGGTAAATATATCGGCGTGGCGAAGAGTAGTCAACAGAGAAAACGAAGAATTTCCGAACCCCCGGGGCCGATTCCCCGGGGGTTGGGTCGGGGTGGTGTTACTCGTTGTCGGCCCGCTTAACCGATCCCTGTTCAAACTTTGGCTCCAGTCCGTCCCCGTCGGGTCCGGTATACTGGCCGTCATCGCCAAACCAATCTAGGAAGTCGTATTCGGGGCGGCTGACAGACTGGCCGATCTCGTCGGCAAAGTACGCAAACACCAAGGCATCGACGTCGTACTTGATTCCTTCGATCAACTTGATCTTCATCACTTGTCTCCCGGTTGGTTTCGCTTCGCGTTAGTCGCGTCGCATGGCTGAAATATATCGGCACGGCGAACAGTTTGCAAGAGTGAAAACGAAGAATTTTCCAGAATTCCCCGGGGCCGATTCCCCGGGGGCTGGGTCAGGGGTGGTTATCCATTGCAGACTTTGTATTGTTCCATTGTGGCCTTCGAGTGGAACCAAGTTGCCACAACATACGAGTTAGCCGACCGCTTGTCGTGATTCACAAGTGCGGCCTTCGGAAACCATGCCGAGTCACCGGTATAAATGTTTTCAAGGCAGACAGCTTTATCAGTAGCCTTTACGACAATGCAACGAGCGGGCATTGTGCGGCCAATGTTCGAAAACTTGTCGTGCAGGGCAATGTTGCTGTTGACGGTCATCACTCGTCTCCCGGTTGGTTTCGTCGTTCGCGTTGTGCGTTCGACATGGTTGAAATATATCGGCATGACGAAGAGTTTGCAAGAGTGAAAACGAAGAATTTCCGAACCCCCGGGGAAATTCCCGGGGGGCTGGGTCGGGGATGGGTTACAGGCTGGTTTCCAATCCAGTCTCATTCCGGAAGATCTGGCGGAGGCTGTCGGCGTAAACGTCGCTGTGA